ATTCGTTCGCGACATCCTGCTTGCCGCCGAACTGCCCGACGCGGGCTGCGCCTAGACGCTTCGCGACCTCACGCTCAAAGGCGTTGCCTCGTGCGCGTGCCGTGCGGCCTCGGCGACTGCGCTCGGCATTCTGACGGTCAATGTCCAGTTCGCTGTGTTTACTCACTTCCAGCACCCACGGTGCGCCCACGAGTAGGACTTGCCGCCACCGGCATAGTCCACGCGCCGCACGCGGAGCGCCTGCTTCAGTTCCGTGATCATCCCTGAGCAGAGGTAGCACGGGATCGCCGTCCAGCGCCCCTCATTGGCTTTAGTTGCCGCAATCTTCGCAGGTGCCTTCTTTGCCGCCATTGTGTTGCCCTCCTTCCAGCATTGCGCTGAGCCGGTGAATCATACCCATCACGGCATCTTCCTGCGTATCTGCCTCGCAGGTGATCTCGCTGCCATCGCGGTCAGCGATCACGACCACCCAGGTCTCGTGCTCCGTCTTCAGGATCTGCTTGTATTCGTAGCCGCACATCGCGGCCCATTGCACCAAGTCTGTGAATGCCATCACAACCCCCTTATGCGATAGCCGCGGGCTACGCGGTCTCGCTTCTCAATCTTGCCACTATCGGCAAGGCTTTGGAGCAGCCGCTGGGCTGTCCCGTGACCGATCCCCATCAGTTCAGAGATCTCCCGAACCGTTGGCGCGTATCCATACTCCTGCACAAAGGCACGGATTGCAAGGATCAACATATCCTCCTTGCCTGTCATTTCTTCCCTCCTTGAGCCAGAATCTCGCCAATACTCGCAATCCCGCTCTTAGAATAAGAGAGTCTATTCTCTCTCTGTTCTGTTCTATTCTTATCTAGAGCGTTCTGATTTCGTTCCAACTCCGTTCCGTGTGCGTTCTTGAAGCGTTCCTTTCGGGCTGCCGCCGTAGGGTCAGCCTGATGCTTCCCCCAGTTCGTGACGATGATAGAGCCGCCGTCGCCCCTCGTGAGCAGCCCGAGTCCGAGCAGCCTCTTGAGATGCTTGATGTCCGCAACGCCGGCGACGCACGCCTTGAGGTGCGCCTCGTTCGCGAACTCCCCCTTCGGGGTCTGATGGTACGCCTCAAACAGAGCCGCATCCCAGAGAACATAGGCTTCCGCGCCCTTCGGTTGGGCGAGCAACTCTACGATCTTCGGGTCTTTCAGCGTCCTCGTGTCCTTCTTGATCCACGCCATTTGTGCCTCCTAGAACGGCTGGTTGCCGAGGCTCGCCTCGTAGCGGCCTCGCAGGTGCGCGATGAGTGCTGCCATCGTTCGCAGGTTCGCCTTTGCTGAGATGAGCGACTTAGACGGAATGCCATCGCGACCGTCTGTGATCGTCTCCTCCCACCACGAGGCTTCGGTGTTTGTGTTGAGCGTGAGCATCGCGCCGGTCGGCTTGGAGACGAAGACATAGGCGATTGGCTTGACCCGCTTGAGGCGGTACCCAATCGTGTCCACGATGAAGTGATCCCAAGCGTACTGAGTCGGCTGAGCGCCGAACTCACGGCTCTGAGACTTCACCTCTAGCACTGACCCATCCCAAAGGATGATGTCCTTCTCCTCCGCACTGAACTGCGCGATCTCCTGCTCCGTTTTTGCGTACTGCAAGTCAGGCACTTCGCACGGGATACCCTGAGAGCGGAGATACTCCCCAACCCGCTGGTTCCAGTCGTGCCCGCTCGCTATCCGCGCGTGGAGCCGATTGTCCAGCATCAGAACGGCAACTCTTCAAGCGAATCCTCGGGGACGAGTTTCGGTGCCGGTGCGCTCTTGCCTGCGATCCACTTGATGCTTGGCTTGTCCTTGCACCACGAGCCGTCAGGAGCCTTGTGGCTCGCCGCCCAGAATGGGTTGTACGGCTTGCCGCTCGCCTTACTTACGCCGCCTGGCTTGAGTTGCCACGCCTCGCCGTGCGAGCAGGCATCATCGGTCACGCCCTGCGCGAAGATGATCGCTGCCTGTGCCGCCAAGATGTCATCGTCGGAGGCCCTCACAGAAGCCTCTGGCGTGCCCATTTGCGGGCTTCTGACGGGCGCTGCCGCGCGTGCTGGGGCTTGACCCCTCTCTGGGCTGTAGAGGCTCCTGCCGATGCCGAGTGCGGCGGCGGCCCTGCGGCGACTATCTGTCACGCTGGACTTCAGCGGCTCCTCGTCTCGCCCTGCGGCGTTCGGATAGCCAGCCTCCTCAATGGTCTTCTGCGCTCCTTCGTGACTGACGATCAGCCGACCACGGACAACCGCGTTCGCCGCATCTACCACCTCCCAAGAGAACGACCACCCCATCGTGCCGAAGACCTCATCCAGCCTCGTGTCAATGGCCCGCACATCTGCGTATGTGTAGGTCATTCCTGATCGCCCAGGGCGGGTCTTGAGATCCTTCGGATCAAAGGGCGCTGCGAGCGCCTGTGCGATTTCCTTGCTCACTTGTTCCTCCTTCGCTTTAGTTCCATTTCCCAGCGTGCCTTCGGCGCACTTGACTGGGCTTTATTCCTAACCCTTGAGCCACTATCCCAATCCTGACCCTCAGTTGGGAGGTTCGCTAGGAACCAGTTAGCAGCCTTGTAGATCGTTCCGTGATGAACTTCCGTGTCCTGATACGAGATCAGCCTGATGACCTCTGGGAACCTTGTCTGAATGTCCTCTTGCATCCGTGCAAGCATCCAAGTCGCCGTATTCTTAGGACACTCAGGCGAGAGTGCCAACCGTCGTAGTTCAAGGAGGCTCTGACCATCCTTGAGCCTGTTGGCTGCCACTGGAGACGACCAGATCGCTACTCCATACGCGACTCCGTGAGCCTCCAAGACATAGCAGGCGTAGTAGCGGTTGCGAACGACATTGCTCCAATCAATGACTGGGAACCTGGAGTGCCAGATAGCGTTCAACTTGCAGGCATCTGGCGCTCCGATTGAACGAACTGAGAACTCTCGTGGGGAGGCTGGCGTTGGACGCTCCTCCTCAGCGAACAGTCCGAGTTCGGTCACTTGTCCACCTCCTCTGTCTTGAACCTGAAGACCCGTGCCCCAGGCTTTTCTACGGTGTGCGTCTTGAGCGCCAACTCGTAGGTTTCTGGCGAGACCGCCTTTGCGACCTCTGCCACCGCCTCCCAATCCGTCTTGACGGTTGGCTTGTTCTGCTTCCAAGTGGCCTGCCAGCCCTCGCCGTAGACGCCTGCCTTCTCGCCAATCGCCTCCTTGAGCGAGATCGCGAGATTCTGCAACTCCTGATCCAGCAACTTGGACTCGTACTGCTTCTCGGCGTAGAGCGCAGCCACGCGCTCAATGCCATCGTTCGCCTGCGCCAACTCATCGGTGCCCGACCACGGGATGACCGCAGCCAGCGCGTCCGAGTCCTCGCCTTGCAGCGCCGGTGGCGTGCCGTTCATCACGCAATCCCTGAAGGCGATTGCCTTCTGGTAGAGCCGTGTCTGAAACTCAAAGTCCTCAACCACGCGCTCAATGCGGAAGACGAGGCCGCCCAAGAGCGCTGCCACATCCACCCACGGTGCGCCCGTCACGAACATCTGCCATTGCACTTGGGCTTCTACCTCAGGCGGCACGGGATACAGGCTCCAGCGCGGCGAGGTGCTCGTCTTGATCTCAACCAGCCCCTCCTCGCCGACGATGGTGCGATCCAGCGATGCCATCACCCACGGGATGTCCTTGAGCCTCACGATGCCGTTGCTTCGTCGCAACTCACGCCCTGTCTCCATCTCGTAGAACTCCGCGACCGTGCTCTCAAGCAGGATGCCGCGCACGGCGGCTGGCCCGACTGGATCAGGCGTGTAGGCTCCACGCTTCTCTGCCCAGAGTTGATACGGAGTCTTGTACGGCGAGAGACCGGCGATGACCGCCGCCTCCGTCGCCGTGATGCCGTCCTTCCTGAGTGCGAACCACTCAGGGCTGCGCTGCTCTGCCTTCACGAACTCGTACCGATTGCTCACTTTGCCTCCTTCTTTGCTGCCTTCAGGAGCAGCCTCGCCTCATCAAGCCTGAAGCCGCCGGTGGGCTTGTAGATCTCCACCAGCGTCGTGTAGTGCCGAACCTTGCAAGGCTTGCACAGGCGCTCAATCATCGTTGGCTTGACCTCGCTCTCTACATTCTGCCAACAGAGAGAGCACTTCCACTTGGTCACTTGCCCTCCTTCTTTTGCCGATCCTTCTTTGCCCAGCCCTCGCCGATGAACACCGATGCGGCGGGCGTGTAGACCATCCGCATCCAGCGCCCACACTTGGCGCACCTCGGGTTATAGATCTCCTTGATTGAGTGCGTGTGCTCCTCACGCGCCCCGCAATCACCGCAGCGGTATTCGTAAACCGGCATTAGCGGATGACCAAGAACAGAAAGATCAGAAATCCAAAGCCATACGCGAGCAGCACCGCGTCGCGCAGGAGCGCATCCTGCTCCTCACGGTCGCGCTGCACTTCGGTCTTGGGCTTCATCGCCACTCGCGTATAGACGAGCGGCTGGGTTCTGCGGTTGAGTTTCACTTTGCCTCCTTCTTCGCCTTCCGGCGCTTCGCGGGCTTGGGCTTGTAAGGCCCTTCCCATTCGTCTGCAATCTTTGCGACGAGTGCCTTCTTCACCTTTGCGTTCACTTCGTCATCCTGTCCGATGACGACGAACAGATCGTCAAGATTCAGTTTGTCGTTCATCGCATTGACCCCACTGCTAGGAGCAGAATCATTGACGCGATGAACGCCACGAGTGCGAGTGC